GGGTTGTGTTTAAATCATCTGGTATGCCCCCCCCCAGTTGGGAAGCGGTTTAGTATTGGCATCTTAATCTCCTTTATTTTATTTAAGTTTTGCTTCAATAAGTTTTGTTAATCTCTTGTGTTCTTCACGAATTACGTTAATAGCTTCACTTAATTCGTAAGTTTTTCTCTTAAGTTTACGTCTGGTCAATTCTTCTACAGCCGCATGAATAGCCGCAGGAAGTGTCCCATAATATCCCAAATCTTTCCATTTAGTATATTCTTTTTTTGACGTTTTGAGTTTTGCCCCTGTATCTTCTCTTAAAATATATTGACATGGGTCTACATCAATATATAAATTTTCATAAACATGAATCATCTTTTTTCTCCTTTTATTTAATTAACAGTGAAGTTGTTTTTCTTAAAGGCCCTACTCCTTTAATTGTTTTTACTTTAGCATCTGCTAATAATTTCTTTTTATCCAGTTTTAAAGAAGCAGGAATCTTTTCAAAATATTTCTTTGGTATAAGGGTTTCATCAATTTCACCCAACTGGTCTGCCCCATTTTTTAATGTGATGGTATAAATATTTCCACCACATTTTTTAGTTCCAGTAACTTCCATAGCCCCCTTAAGAGCATCTTTAAGCCGATTCATAGAATTTTCCACTGTTTTCATTCTGGCATCCAATCTGGCTTTTTCTTTCTTGATTGCTTCAATCTGAATTTCATATTCCTTAATTACATAAACATAATTTTCAGCTTTTGAATCAAGTTCCCCTCCTATTCCTTCCAAAGTATCTTTTAATACTTCTGAATCAGGTTCTTCCTCCAACATAATCATAAGTTTAAGCATATCCCCTGTAATTTCCCTTAAACTTCCCATTTTTTTAATCTCCTTTTATTATATTATTTTTGTTATATATCATTCCAAACAAGAATACATATATTCTAAAAAGTCTACCCACTTCCTGGTCACTTTCAACAAAATAATTATCACACAAATGCTTCCCATTTTCACAAGTTCCCAAAAATATTTTAATTCTGCCAACCAAAATGAGATAACTCCCTCTATTAAGTTTAATCGTTTCATCGTATTTTCTTATTGTTCCTTTCTTCATTTTATATACTTCAATTTTATTCATTATTTATTATTGTCCTTTCTACACTCAATGGAGAATTGAATTGATTGGTACAAAATATATCTTCTGTTCTACCCGTTCCTAAGTCTATATACTGCCATACTTTAACACCTTGCCCATACATAGAAAATCTGGTTTTATAATTATGAGTAATATGGGTAGGCCGCTTACAAGTACCAAATCCTTTACGATTTAATAATGTATCTACTAATTCCATTTCTTTAGGTCTTAAAGGAAGGATAATCCCTCCATCATCTAATTTAGTTTTAATCTGTTTTGAACCAAAAATACAATTTTCGTCAATAATATCATTAGCAGATTCTTTTCCATTAAGCTGAGTACCACTATAAGTTCCTATATCATATTCTTCTGATAACGATTTAAGAACTTTTGCAATCTCAAACAATACCATATCTTGACGAATAGGTGTACTGACTCTTTGTTTATATTCGCTACCAAATTCTGAGTTATCCCAAATATAATCAAAGAAGCAATATTTTGCACCCCATAAAAAACATTGCCTATAAATATCCTTTAACTTTGGCGTGGTAAAATCTGGCTGGTTAAAAATTTCAATATGAGATTCATATAAAATTTTTCCTGCTTCCAGTAATCTTTCTTTTTCTATTTTATTATAATTTCCATTAAGTATCCTATGATAAGGAATACCACTAATCCAAGAAATAAATTTAGGCTGTACCTCCGTTTTCTGTTGCATTTCTGTGTGAATCATAAAACCGTCACCATCACGATTAGGATTATCTACATATCTTTCTTCTTTGTAATCCCAATACTTAGTGGCGCATACGTTGCACAAATCTCCTATAGTTGTGGTTGTTTTGCCCCCTCCACTTCCACCAGACCTCAATAATAAATGTCCTTGTTGCCATCCTCGATAAAGAGTATTCATATAAGGAGACTGTAACATAGCGCCCATAACAGGATTACTTTCAAATTCAAGTAATGTATTTTCCCAATCAGCACCAGCCCTCATAGTTTCTTTACATAATTCTGTATCGTACTTCATGTTAAGCTTATCAGTTTTCTCACTAATTTTAGCCAACATTTTCTTTATATCAAATAAATTAAGATTCTCTCTTTGACTTTCTTCTGTTTTATCTTCATCATAAAATGAAGTTATATCAATTCCTAAATCTTTGGCATCTCTCAATAAACTATATTTTCTTACAATATTGTAATGCAATTCATAATTATCTGGATTTACCAATTGTTTTGCAGTTGATATAAAATCCAAATAATTATTATCCATACATACTTCTAATTGCGAAGGATAATTTTGTAAGAATTTATCCAATATTATTTCATCTATTTCTTCTGCGCCATTTTTAAACAACCATGCAATAGATTTAAATAATATTTCATGAAATAGAATAGGTTTAAAATCATCTGAACAAATAGGAAATTTTCTACTTGTGACCAAAGAAGGATTTTGAAACAATATTCCTAATACCATAGAACTGTCAGAAGCAGAATAAAGCATTATAAATCCTCCCATTTCTTTATTTCTTTTATTGGCTTCTTTTTTGTGATTTTTACTATTCTATCACCTTCTTCCATAGTATTTACCATTTTTTGGATTTCTTGTTTTTCATAATAAAATTTCTTAGCTTCTTCATAATATCGAGGAAAGATTTGGCCTAAGCCATAATCTGGATTCCAAGAATTTTGTAAAGTTTCAAACCAATATTGAAGGGTTAAAACCATTCCTGTCCATTTAAAATTATACTTGTCATGGTACATTCCTGCCTGTCTTTGAATGGAAGGATAATCACATTGTTTTACAGTAATATCAAAGTAAACATAATCTAAAAATGTTTCTTCCCAATAAGCTTCACTGCCTTTATATTTACTTTCATATTCTTGTTCTGAACAATAATAATATCTTTCTTTTACGGCAAAAGCTTTCTCTCTTGCAATTCTTTTACCGCAACAGCGGCAAGTTACTATGCCATCTGCCGCTGTGCTATTAATTTTTCTTCCTTTATTAGTTTGAAGTTCATTATTATAACAATCTTCATTGCAGTAATAACTTCTAGGTTTTGTAGGATGCGGAAAAGCCTGTATCTTATTTATTTTTTCTCCACAATACTTACATTTTACCTGTATCCCTTTTGATTGTTTAGGATTTAAATTATCTGCCAACTTTCCACCTCCTTAATAATTATTATATCATTTCATTTATCTTTTGTCAATATAAAGTTAATGGATTCTTATAAGAACTAAACCAGTTCCACCACTACCTCCCATTCCTTCGGCTCTACCACCACTGGATGAAGTACGAGAGCCGCCACCGCCCCCACCTCCACCGCCGCCTGTGTTAGCCGCGCCAGCAGTTCCAGAAGAAGCCCCACTACCACTACTTCCTGTACCACCTCTACCGCCACCGCCAGAGCCACCGGTTCCTCCATCATATACACTTCCACTTCCCCAGGCACCGCCACCCCCGGCACCACCTCCGCCAGAATAAAGTGTACCATTAGATTCACCAAATGCTCTTGTGGTTGTTCCTTGACCTTTACCGCCACCTGTAGAAGCATTATTCGCCCCACCTTCTTTACCATCAGCACCACCAATACCACCTCTAAAGTGAAAATCCGAAGAACGATTAGCCCCTCCTTCACCACCACCAGAACCACCCGGTTGACCAGTATAGCTTTTATATGACGGTGAACTTCCTCCATTGGCAGTACATAAAACTGTTCCACTACGGCTTACAGAAGTTGCACCACCATCTGGTTGAACATTACCAGAATTAGCGTTTCCTCCTGCGCCAATAACGCAATTCAATACCTGTCCTGCTGATACAGCGATATTTTTTACGGTTTTAGTGTATCCTGCACCTCCACCTCCACCACCATATCCAGAAGAACTTGAACTACCATCTTGACCTCTACCTCCACCACCGCCACCACCAACACAAAATATGTCTACAGAAGTGTATCCTGCCGGGATGGTATAGTTAGAAGTTGATTTTACAGTTATAGTTTGAATGGCCCCTGTCTTAATAGTTCCTTTCAATTGTGTTCCTAATAATTCACCATTAGAAGTCACACAATAAGAATAACAGATAAAATAATAAGTGGTATTTAAAGCTGGTAAAACTAAATTAACCTGAGATACAGCAGATGGGTTTTTATTACTTCCTACTCCCTTGTACGCCTGTGTACCACTAGTTGTAGAAGGGTAACTTCCAGTTTGATATCTGATATATACCCCACTATAAGGACGACCTGATGTAGTTGCAGGAT